CCTCCATGGCCGTCAAGATGGGCGGCACCCTGAAAAGCGTGTTCGGGGCGCTCAAGGCCCCGCTGGCCGCTGCGGCCAAGGCCATCAGCGCCGGCCTCTCCGGCGGTCTGCTGAGTATGTTCCCCGCCATCTATGCGGGCTTCGCCGGCATGATCGGCACCATCGGCGCAGCCGTCGAAGGGATGCTGGCCGCCATCAGCGCGGCCCTCACCTCCACCCTCTTCGGCATCCCGGCGGGCCTCGTGGTGGCCGCTGCCGCCGTCGCTCTGGGCGTCGCCATCGCGGCCATCGTGTCCAAGCTGGGCGGGAGCCACCGCAGTTCCGGCGGTTCTGGCGGCAGCGGCGGGGGCGGGGGTGGAAGCCCCGGCCTCGACCTCGACACCCCCAGCATTACCGACGGGTCGAACAAGCTGACGGACACCATCGACGCCAACACCGCAAAGCTCACCGAGATCAACAAGTCCCTCGCCAAGCTGGTCAAGAGCGCCAACGCCCTCGTCCTCAGCGACAACATGGCCGTGAGCAGCCGGGTAGCCGCCTCCGGCACGGCGCAGGTCGCCGCTGCGGCCAGAAGCTACCGCGAGGGCGACACCAACATCACCCAGAACATCTACTCCAAGGCCCACACCGCCGCCGACCTCCAGCGCGAAGCCCGCTGGGAGGCCGACCGCGCTAAGGCCCAAAAACACTGAAAGGAGGCCTACCATGCGCAATGACCATCTCCGCCTCGTGACGGACGCCGGGGCCGCTCTCGACCTCGGCTGGGACTACGGCATCCCTTACCAGATGGACGGCCTCTCGGGCGTGGACGTCACTCTTCAGACGGCGCAGGGCGTCAACCAGCAGGGCGTAACGGTAGAGGGGCAGAGCGTCGAAGGCGTGGCCCACGAGGTCATCGCGGACTTCTGGGGCGCAGACGGCGAGGCGCAGGCTGACCGCTTTTTGCAGCTGCTGCCCTTCTTCACCTCTGGCACCGCCTACTTCGGCGACAAGTATTTCTCCCGCTTCGTGCTGCAAAAGACCCCCTACACCGTCCAGCTCCACCCTTATCCCCGGCTGGACTTTCTCCTCTACCGCCCCAAGCCCTACTGGTACAGCCTCGAGAGCCAGAACGCCGTCATGGGCGGCTTCATCCCGCGCTTCTCGTTCCCGGTCTGCTACGACAGCCACCAGTACAGCGAGTGGCGGCAGAGCTACTTCCTCAACGTGCGCAACCCCGGGGCGCTGCCGGTGCCTTTCACGGCCACCCTGCGCTCCACCGGCAGCGTGGTCAACCCAGCCATCCGCAACAGCACCACCGGGGAGCACATCGGCTTTGACACCACCCTGAACAGGGGGGACGTGCTGGAGATCTACCGCACCACCACCGACCGTCTGGCCGTCAAGCTCATCTCCGGCGGCGTGGAGACCAACGCCTTCGCCCTGCTGGACGAGGACAGCGACCTCATGGAGCTGCACCCCGGCGATAACGTCCTCACCGCCGACGCCGCCAGCGGCAGGGAGGGCTTGCAGGCGTCCATCTCCTTCTACCCGATGGTGGTGGGCATCCTGCCGGAGGTGATGAAATGACATTCGACGTCTTGGATGAAACGACCCTCGCCCGCCTCGGGAACATCGACGTATGGGTGTCGGTGTACTGGGATGAGCCCTACAACTCCGAAGGCAGCTTCACTCTGGAAGTCCGCCCCACCGAGGAGAACCTCTCGCTCCTGCGGGAGGGCCGCTGGCTCGTCCGCACCGACGCTGCAACAAAAATCCCCATGCGCATCTGCCACCGCTCCAACGAGAACGAGGACGCGAATCTGGTCGTCACCGGCTACCCGGCAACGTGGATCTTCACCAAGCGGGTCTCCGCGTCGGCCATCAAGAAGGAAAACGCCGAGGCTGCCATGCTGGCCCTCGCCAAGTCTGCCGCCCCGTGGCCCAAGCTGGAGGTGGCCGAGGCCAAAGGCTTTGACACCACTTTTGAGCAGCAGACCTCGGGGAATACCCTCTTCGACTACTTCAAAACGGTGGGTGCAGCCTGCGACCTGGGCTTCCGGGTGGTGCTCACTGGTAAAAACAGCGCGAAAAAACTCCTGTTCGAGGTCTGGCGGCCTACTGCCGACCCCAACAACCGCTTTTCGACCAAGTGGGGCAGTTTACAAGAGGCCAGTTGGGCCTTCGGCGACGGCAGCTATGCCAACGTGGCCCTCGTGCTGGGGGCGGGCGAAGGCAAAGACCGGGCCATGGTCTGGGCAGGCGACACCGAGGCCGAAGGGGCCCAGCGCCGGGAGATGATCGTGGACGCCCGGGACATCCAGCCCGAGGACGGCGAGACCGTCAAAAGCGACAGCTACCTCAAGAAGCTGGCTGATCGGGGCGCGTCGAAGCTCCTCGAACAGCTCCGCACCGGCAGCATCGAGATGACGCTGGACGCCGACGGCCTCGAGCCGGGCGACGTCTGTTTCTGCTCTCTGCCGGATCTCGGCTACAAGGCCACCGTCCGGGTGGCCGACATCATCATTCAGAGCCAGACCGACGGCACCACCCGCACCGCGCGGCTGGGTACGCCCGTCTGGCACAAGATCTAGGAGGCGATAGCTTGAGCTCCCCCGGAATTATTACCTACCCGCTGGGCGGCATCACCTATGACGCCGAGGATGCTGCGGCCTACTTTGCCGGGCGCACCAGCGGCGTTTACAGCACCGACACCGATTTCGCGGTGGCTGCTGCCGCCGATGGCAGTACCGACCTCACCGTCAGCGCGGGGCAGGCGTGGATGCACGTCAGCCGGTGGGTGGGCCTCAGCGTCACCATGCGGGAGGCCCAGACCCTCACGCTGCCCCTCGCGGACAGCGCTCTGCCCCGCATCGACCGCGTCGTGCTCCGGTACGACGCTACCAGCCGCAGCACCTCTCTGCAAGTGCTGCAGGGCGCGCCGTCCTCCGAGCCGGCAGGCCCGGACCTCTCCCGCACCGAGATGGTCTATGACCTCTGCCTCGCCGAGGTCTCCCGCCCGGCGGGCCAGACCTCCGTCTCCGCCGCCGACCTCACCGACACCCGCACCGACGAAGCCCTCTGCGGCCTCATGCGGGACGGCGTCACCGGCATCCCCATGGACGAGCTGGGCCGGCAGGCGCTGGCGAAAGCCAAAGAGACGGCGGCTCTCTGCGACAGCCTGCTGGCCAGCTACACCGGCGGCTATCTCGGCATCTGGCCCGTGACCCTCCCGGCGGACGGCTGGGCCGAATGCACCGACGTACCCGGCTACGCCTACAAGCAGACGGCCGCCCTGCGGGCCGCGAGGGCGGCCACCGTCCCCTCGGCGGTGCCAAGCCCCGAGACCTATACCGTGGCCGTCACGGCGGGGCTTGCAGGCGTCTGCGAGACCAAGGACGGCAGCATCACGTTTTGGGCCGAGAACGTCCCCGAAGGCGGCATCCAGATGCAGGTGGAGCTGCTGGGACCCTCGGCCTCGACCGCTGACACCGGAGAGGACACCCTGGGCGACACCGTCCTCGAAGACACGACTTTGTAACGGAGGTACACCATGAAGTATGTGAAACAGCATTTTGTCACCGGCATGAAGGTGAACCTGCCGGAGGTGCTCAACCGGATGGAGGACGGCATCGCAGCCGCCTGCGGCGCGGTGGTGGAGGGCATCGGCAGCGTGACCACCGGTGACACACCCGCCGCCGGCATCCGGGACGGCAAGCTCTGCCTGACTCTGCCGCGCGGTGAACCCGGCCCGCAGGGCGACCCCGGCGAGGGCCTGAGTGACAACGCCAAGGCCCTGCTGCTCTCTCTGTTGGCTGACACGGCCCCCGACAGGGACGCCTCCCTCGCTGCCCTGCGGGCGGAGTGGGGCTTCGCCGAGCGGAGCACGGACACCGAGACCGCCGCTGCCGCCCCCGGCGCTGCCGGGGCAGACACAGAGGCCACCGGCCCTGCGGCAGGTGCTGAGGCCGCCATCTCCGTCGAAAGGGGGGCTTAAGGATGGCGTTGGGAAGTGTGGCTGTCAGCGGCGGCATGAGCAAAAAA